TTGAATCTGCTTGACTTTCAGCCGCAGCTACTAACATTTCTTTTAAACCCATTATTTTCTCCTAATCTCATTATTTGTTTTAACTATTAAATATACTAAAGTTGCAATAGATACAGCCATTTGCAGTAACATTGGTAAGTTGACCCACCAAACACCTACTCCAACTACACCGTTAACTACTGCTTTAGTTGAATCTATCATTCTATCAACCAGCCTTTCCATTAATACGACCTTTAAGGTACGCTAAATCATCGGTTACATCGTTTAACTCTTTAACTATATCTTCTCTATGCCTCTGTCCTATTTCGTCTGACTTATTCCATCTCTCTATTAACTTTATAGTTATTCCCTCTACATTTTTTATTGTAGATTCCATCTTAGCTATTGCTTGTCTTATGTTATCTAAGTCTTCATTTTGAGCTCTTTGACTCTTCATTAGATTAACTATCATCATAACAAACAATGTTACAATAACACCTACAGCACCGTACTCAGCATATGTCTCAATCATTTAATACTTTCTTAGTCGCTTTTAAACCAATTAAAAATAAAAATCCAAGCATTACTTGCAGGAGCATCTCTTGTCTAATGCTAAATGCAACTACAATAGACATAATAAATTTTCCTGCAAGAATTGCTTTATCAATCACTATTTCCCAACAATCTTTTGGGCTTTATTGTGTGACTGTTTAAAGGTTTTACCCTTTCTCATTTCTGATGCCATCATTGACAAGTGCTTTTTAGTATGATGAACCTTATGTTTCTGCATTTGTTTTTTTTGCATAGCAGATAATCCATTAAGGTTTACATTCTTTAAGTTCTTAGCCATGCTACCAACTCTTCTTTCTAATCCAAAGTATAAAAAACATACTAACCCTTACTAGGCTCTTGTTCTTTATTGTAGGGATATTTAGATGCTTCAGCTAACGAAGCTTTAAGACCATCTATAAACGCTTGCCTTCCAAACTGTAGTTGCTGAATATTAAATGTTGATGTATCAATCTTTCTGTTTAAATCTGCAATGTGATTAACCATTGTTTTTTGGTCATCGTTCATTGAATTGATATCGTACTCTTTCCCATCAAGGTTTAACATTGGGGCATTTTCTTTTTTATTTTCTTTTTTAGCCATTATATTTCCTTATTTTCTTTTTAATCCTAACTTTTGCATTAGGGTTTTGTTTTCTTCCTCTAGTTTCTGTATATGCTGCGATTCCATTCCTTCAACACTAGCAGTTAACACAGTAACTTTATCTTCCAAATCTTCTATTCTTCTCTCTTGCTCTGCAAATTTCATTTGCGCTTGATACCAAGAGCCAGTAACAATAGCTATTAATATACCTGCTTTAATTAATAAAGCTACGCTAATATGTACTTCGCTATTTGCGTTAATTCCCTTGCTCACTTTGCATACCAATCAATAGATTCTTTAACATCATTTGTTTTTAAATCAAGTTCTCCATCAAAATTTGCTTTCCAAACTTTTACTTTTTTACCATTTCTAAATAAAACTACACTAGGAAAGTTTCTTAATCTTAACTTTCTAACAGTCTCAGGAACTTTTTTTGAAGGTATAATCATCATCTGAGTTCCCTTGTAAGCACTATCACCTTCTACGATAAACTTACCTTGATAGAATTTTTGCTTATTATCATTTGACCATTCAGCTGTAAACCTTACTAAATGCATTCCTTTATAGATAGCACCATAGAAATTTTTATCAGTTACCTCTTGTTGACCAAAAGCTAATGCTAATAACAATAAAAATCTCATCTTACTTTAATCCTTAAATCAATTACTTGTTGTCTTAAATTTTTAATCTCATCTTGCATTTCTTCAACTATATCGTAAATCTCGTCTTGTGTTTCCTGAAGATTACCAACTTGTTGCTTGTATTGTTCGTAACTTGGACTCCAATTATATCCTTCTGCTTTACTAGGGTATTCTTGAGAAAATAAAGACACAGGAACAGGTAGTTCTTTAGCTTCTTGAATATCTGCTTGTAGCATATACCACATTCCAATAAGACTACTAAGACCCATTCCTCCAGCTATCATAGTTTGTAAGGACAAAGTAAACTTTGAACCCAATATCTTTTCTTCGCTTATTTCTTTATTCATTTTTTACATCCACAACAACAACAATCATTCTTCATCTTCTGTCCTTGGTTTTGGTCTAGGTTTTGGTTTTTTATTAATTACAATACTTTTAGTATAAACAGGTCTAATAAAATCTTTTGTTTCCCAGTATCTATAATCATTTGTGTTCCAACCTATTGCATACGCATTAGGCATATAACGATGTTTAAAGGCTGAGGTGTTATAAATATTTACTACTTTACCACTATCTGAGTAAGTAATAGTTTGATATGGTACTGGTTCACCTAAGTCAGAACCACTGATCATCATACCTATTGCTAATCCTATTATAAATTCAATCATTAATTACTACCATTGTTAATTCTTTGTGCATCTATATACAGTCTATTAAAGTCCATTGCAACTGAATCCATTTGTAAATGTATTGTTCTCATTAACGAATCTACTTCAAACATTTCTTGAGATAATTCTGCTTCAGTCTTACCTATATAAAAATCCTGACAACTAAGTATGCTAACCATAAAGGCTATAACAAACCCAAGTATTACAAGTGAGTGTAAAGCTCGACTAGTATCTGCCCATTCGTTTAACTTCCTACGCATTTACCAAGGCTTTCCTTTTCCTGTAGTTGGATTTTCTTTAGCGTCTATTTCGTTTGCAATTCCATCTTCTACTGACTTGACCTGCTCATCGCCAAGTTCTGCTTTTACCCATCCAACAACTGTATCTTCATCTAGTTTATCGTAAGCTACAAAACTTGATAAATCAGATGTATCTAGTCCAATAGAACCATAGTTGCTACCAGTATATATTTCTTTTTTACCATCTTTTGTTACTTCTTTTGAATCATTAGCACTCCAATGAGCAGATGTAACTACGTTTGATTTACTGTCTTTTGAAATCTCGTAATCTAATTGTTTTATTAACCATCTAACTGCCATTATTTAACTCCATATTATATTTAATTTTTTACGAAGCTTCTAAAGCTTCTACCCTAGCTGTTAATGCATCAACTTTATTATCTGCTTCTTGTAAAGCCTTAACAAGTATTGGAATCAAAGCAGCATGTGAAATACATTTAACAGGAAACATTTCTTCAGTTCCAAGTGCAGTTTCTACTTCTACTGCTTCCAATCCAGCATCTACAAAATCTTGCCTAAATTCTTCTTTTTTAGGTTTCATTTTGTGTTCACTAACCATATTAGGAAAATGCTCTTCTGCGTTTTGTGCTACAAAATCACACTTTACATCTGAACTGTATCCATTGTACCATTCTTTTACAGTAAAGTCTTTAAGCTCTAATCCATTTATAATTTGTAATCCATTAGTTGCTGTATTTACAATGTTGGTTTTAATTCTTTCATCAGAACCACCATTAAAAAATTCAGGATTATCTGCTGTGCTACCATTTTGAATGCCACCTCTGTGTGTGCCATCCCCATCGTGGAAGTCAATCCAAATACATTGACTTGCAGAACTTGGGTTATTGTGTCCACCAGTAAGTCTAAGAGGGCTAAAGTCTGGGTCTTCTCTATCAGACATAACATGAAGAACTGGATTATAACCAGCATCATCATACATATCAATCATTCCAAGTCTGTCTACACTACCTATTGTACTGGTTTTAAAACTACCACTACCAGCTTGGAACCAAACTCTGCCAGCACCAGTAATACGCATTTGCTCACTTAAAGTAGTTCCATTTGCTGTTTGAAAAACTAAAGCAGATTGATTTTGACTTGATGACCAGTCAGCTTCAGCATAAGAATATATCCTTGAACCAACTGCAAATGCGCCATTAGCATAGCCTTGAAAATCAATTTGCCCAAGATAATCAGCACCTTCTGTTTCATCATCACTTACCGCTAATCTTGACTTTCTAAATGCAATAAATTGGTTATTGTTTGCATCTCTGTTATTTTCAAGAATTAAACCACCAGATACTGCACCATCTCCACTATGTATATGCAGTTCACCTGCGGGTGCTGAGGTTTTTAATCCAACGTGTCCAACAGAGTTTATGCGAACTCTTTCACCTAAACTACCTGCCGTTGCTGTACTTATAGTTAGAGAACCTGCGTTTGTACCTTCACCACCATTTTCAATAGCAATACCTAAAGCTGCTGCTGGTTTATCTGCCCCAGTTGTAGCTTGGTGTATTGTGATAACATTTTCTAAACTTGAGCTAGAAATTCCAGATTGTACTGATAGCTTTCCCATATTTGTTCCAGTTCCTACACCAACAGCATTTCCTCCTGCATTTACAAATAGCATATTAGCATTACCATCTGATTCTACTCTGAAATCAATATTATTTGAATCTTGATTTATTACAGTCTCAGAAGGTAGTAATTCAATTCTACTTTGTTCTTCAGCTCCAGCTAATATTGTTTGTATTACAAATCTTACATCTTCAGTATCTTCTGTAACATCCATAGCTGTAACATAAAATTGAGCCATGTGTTCTTTATCGCCAGCACTATTTTCAGCGTACCAATTTATCTGACCTAAAAGGTCGTTATCGGCTGGACTACCTGAGTTTCTCCAAAAACTTAAATTTGGGCCAGCATTTGCATCTGCATCAGTAGATATTAAAGCTATATTATCTGAATTATCAGCAGTCGTAATTGTTGCGTTTCCAGCTAAAGAAAAACCCGGGCTAGATGTATTAACTGTAAATACAGCAGTACCATCATTTTTTGATACTTCAAACGCATTTGCATCGTCAGCAGCTGATGGTATTACCTCTACTTTGTTTGTTGCTAATTTTAAACCAAATGTGGTTCCGTTATCACCGTCTTTTATAGTAACTAGAGTATTGCCGTTACCACCACCATCGGTATCAGTGTGTAATAATTGTTCGTAGCTCGATGCTACTGTTTGTGCTCCTAAAGCTGCCATAATCTTTTCCTTATATTATATCTTGCCACTTGCGTTGCTCGTTATCCCAGATATCATTAATTTTTGTAAATAAATCTCTAGCCAATCTAGCTGTTTGAGTTGCCATTGCAGAAATTGCTATACCTAAAGCCATTTTCATTATACGTAACCTATATAACCAATAACTTTACCACTGGCTAGTTTAAACCCTGACCATCTCCCAAAGATAGTCATGCCTTGTGGAAATGATACACTGTCTGCAACAGCTCCACCGTCTCCATCAATATCTGTACCAGTATATTGTGTACTAGGGTATAATTGGTTAGTAGCAGATATTAACCCATCGTTACCACTATCAAATACCGTATCTTCTATAAATTGAATTGCTATAAACTTAGTATTAGAAGGGCTAGTTACTGCCGTTGTTCCTGTTACTAGTATAGAACCAGCTTCCCCTGTTTCGTCTTTTGTATATAAAGAACCAGCAGCGTTTACTTGTAAAGGAGAATAATCACCGTCTGCACCTGCAAGAGCTGCCACATCATCATTTCTAACAGCAAGAGACATAATACCGGTATCACCTGAACTATGAGCTGTATCTTCAGCTTTAATAGCAGTTTCTATAGTTTCTACAGCTCCTTCTATTTCTTCTGTATCAGTTTTAATTGTATCTAGTACAGCGTCTATCTCAGTATTTTTTGTAAGTATATTATCTAATACTGCGTCAAATGTATCTATCTTTGAATTAGTTGATGTTATTAAAGTTTCAATTCCATCTACGTGTCCTTTAATAGCATTTGTATCTTCGTCTATCGTAGTAAGTAAAGCTTCGTTTGCTGCGTGGTCTACGTTAGCCGCAGTTAGCAATACTTCGATAGCTGCTGCGTCTGTTTTAATTGCGTCTGTATCAGCATCTATGCCAGTTAATAATGTCTCTAAACCATCTACTGCACTTTCTAATACTCCACCATTTGCTACGTCTACATATAATGCACCATCTGCATTCATTTGAAATGCTACATAGTCTCCGTCCGCTCCTCCTAGAGCTGCTAGTGTATCATTACGTACACCTAATACAAAGTTACCTGTATCGGTACTTGTATGACTTGCATCCTCTGCATACTCTGCTCCTGCTACAATGTCTACTTGCAATCCGGTTTCAGCCGAGTTAAGTACTTTGTTTAATATTTCATGTGCTTGGTATTTAATTCCGTTAGCCATAATTCTTTCCTAAATTTTATGTAAAGTCTGGCATAAGAATACGTCTATCCCCACCAGTTTTATCTCTTTTTTGCATTCCATGTCTTCTAACAGCTTCATTCCATTTACCTTCATGAACTGCTGCCATATTCATACTAACATTTGCTACATTAGCATCTCTTGTAGAACCTGCTTTGTCTTGATACAGTCTTGATTTTACATAATCTATAATGGAATTATGAAAAACGTTATCAACATCAGGTGTATCTGTTATTTCAGATACTGCATTAGGTTCTGCGTAATAATGAAGTAGTACTCCGTTAGTTACTGCTTCGTCAATCGGTTTATATTGACCATACTTACCGTGCGTTGAGTCTGCGGTATTTCCTTTTAATGTTACCACCGCTATATGATTACCTTTAATAAACCAAGATATGTAATCTTCTGGATATTTATATGTACTTGCCATTAGTCTATGTCCATGGTTGGTATTTCATTGTTTATTAATCGTGGTATCTTTACGTAATCGCCACTAGCGTCCATAAAGTCCACTCTAAATACTTTGTTAATTTCTACTCCAGCATTGCTATCACTTAATGTATACCATTGTTGGTCTGCTACTGTTGTAGCTTTTGCATACTCAACTTTTGTTGCATACTTTCCAAGTTCAACAATAGCTTCATTTACAAGATTCATAATATAATTTTCAGGTGCATCTGGAAATGCTTGCCTAACTCGTGATATAATTTTTTTGACTGTTAAACTGTGTACTGCCATTAGTCAGAGTCCTTTCCAAGTAAACCAATCTGTTTCCACGTTCTTGTTTCATCTTCCCAATCATTTACCGTCATGTCAGGCCAACTTCCGGAAAGAATAAAAGAAGGGGATGTATTTAATGCAACACCTGACCAAGTTGGGTTTGTTGTACTTAAAGCAACTAAGGCAAATGACGGTGAAGTATTTAATGTAACTAAAGTCTTTGCCATTACCCACCCCTCATAACTTGAATACCTTTGTCGTAATCAGCTTGCAGTTTGCCTTGTTGGGCTACTGTATGTTGAAATTTTTGTGCATTATTGCTAATATTTTGAGAATACGTTTGAACTTCACTATTAACCTGCGCTGTGTACTTATTAAGCTCTGCTAAAAACTTTTGCACTAAGTCATCATTGTTTTGTATAGCAGCTTGCAAGGTTTGTGCAGACTCTTGTTGTGCGTCTGAGCCGTCTAACTGAGCTTGTCGTAATACTTTTTGCAAGTCGCTATTGTGTTTAGCTAACTCAGCTTGTACATTAGCTTGATACCTTGCGTTGTTTTTATTAAATATATTTATTTGGTTTTGAGTAGCAGTTTGATATGCTTGAATGTAGGAATTTATTTTTTGTAATTGAATAGATGCTAACTCTGTATCTTCACTATCTTCAATCATGTCCGCTAATACATCATACCAATGCTGAAAATTTAACCTATCAGCAGCTGTTCCAGTGCTTCCAGCAACAATACTTCCTGTAATTTCTTGAGTATCTCCACTTACAACAGGGGCAGTGTATGATGGCACATCTCCGCTTATATCAGCCTTACTAACAGAGGCTACTGTTATAGGTGAAACTGTACCGCCAGATAAAGTTGCTAAAGATGGAGCGGTAGGAGCCGTAGCTGAAATACTAAAATCTGCTTCTATTAAACCGGATAAATTTTGTTGCAACGCTTTAATCGCAGCGTATAAAACAACTAAATATTCAGCTTCATTTGGAAAATTTGTAATAGTAGATATTGCACTAGCATCTAAAGGAGAGCCTTGATTATAAGTAGGGACAGATACTAATAACCCGCTACCATTTGGAAATAAATTAAATTTACCATCTTGCACCCAGTAAACAGGGTCAGACGTAGTGGCAAACTCCATGTCTGAAGAATCTTGAACCCTACCTCTTTTTCTTGCAGGTATAGCTCTACAAGGTTGGTCTATCGTGCCATCGTTTCGTAGCATATGTAAAACCTTATGTCCCTCTGATGTAGTAGTTCCGTCTGTTACAGCTGTTTCTTCTGCTATGCGCTCTAACATAGAACGAGGCATAGCGTTAATAACTTCATTAGCTCCTTCCGTTATAAAAGAATCTAATGCAGCTTCATCACTAAATGTACCTACAAGGTC